GCTTTCAAGGCCAAAAAGCTTACCAAAAGCCTCTCATGAGTTCATACTCATGTCAGGTTCTGGTTCCCATTTACCTTTAATAATTTTCTCTAATTCAGAGTTATCAAAATTACGTTTAACGTTTTTGATAACATCTGAAGGTTGAGTGAAAGTACTTTCGGTCGTTGAAGACCCATAGTATATTTCAGTTACATTATTTAAGGTTCTAAATCCTTCCCTAATAATGGTACCAACTTTTAATAAAGATTGTATTTTGTTACGATCCTTATTAAAGATGTTATCAATATTAAGGTCAGAGATTTCTTTACCAGCATTGTGTAAACTAATGCTGTCATCGAATTCTCATGATTGGGCTATCTCTCAAGATGCCCTTATGGAATTATAAATGGATAAGAATATAACATTATCTTTTAGAAGATTTTTATCTTCAATCTTATCAAATTTACTTAAAAGTAATTTTGGATTGTTGATAATTCTAAAATTAATATTATAAAGCATTCCCGCCATACCACATGAAAGAATCCTTTTATACTCTAAAAGGGCTGTTCGTTCATCTGGTAATTGGTATAGTTCATTAGTTACTAATAGTGTGAATAAATTTCTCAATTTATCATAACTATAGTAACCAAAGTCTATATCCAAACCTAGGGATAAAGCCTTTATCATTATAAAATCCTTATATCTAATATTCAACATCTTAGTTAAAGTTTTCTTTAACTTTTTGTTAAATGTTTTTATAGGGAATTTATAATAAAGCATACGTAACAACATTACTAAAGAATGTCGAGTAGGAATATAATTCTTTTTGATCTTAAAATAATCATAAAGAATTAGGAATACTACAAAAGGATTTCTAAAATTATTTATAATTCCTTTTAATGGTATTCCAGTAATCTCTACCGGGCTTTTCCCTGAATAACGTATTCATCTTTTAGCAAATTCATATGTATCTTTAGATACATGTGTTTTGTTAACTGAAACCTCTACACCCATTTTAGTTAGAACTTCAGTATATGTTTTAGCGATTTCATTGTGTTTGATAACAATGTCATCACCTAAAATCATATATTGATTAAAGTTTTTAACTCCATTTAAATATGCACATCAGTGCACAAGTAAATGGTGGGTTAGAGTGAATACAGCTCAAGACGAATAAGTTCCCATAGGTTGACCTGTTGTATACTGTACATAAGAGTCAGCCTTTGGTAACTTAAATTTTCTATTAGATAATAATCAACTTCAACTATTAGCGAATTCTTCATTGAAGATTCTAACTAAAAGTCTACGTTGTAAATCTATAGGAAATCTATCAGTTGCCGAAGACAGATCTAATGAATAAAAGCAATGCTCATTATCCAAGTCTCATCCGTGTAAGGGATCTTGAGTAAAGGTACGGTCAGTTAAACTTAAATTATTCTTTAAAATATTCATAATAATATTATGAATTGGTTTTAAATATAATTGTGTAAAATAGTCACTAATGGCTATTATACGAAGTTTAGCTTCCGGATCTTTAATAAATGAAAGCTTTCCATTAAATTTACATTTTTCTGGATAGATTTCATTATCCCAAGCATAGCGATAAGATTTGGTAAAGAAATCTTGACCATCTTTATCAGTTAAATTCAATATTGCTTGCATCTCAGGATAGCTATAACATAATAGACTATCGTAAGATTTAACTACAGCGGGACCTTCTGGTCCAGCTTTAGTTGACAAGTATATATCTTTTAACTTAAAAGAGGGAAGTTTTCTTTTTAATGAGAATTCTTTAACAAATTTGTTAATAAAACCTCCAGGTATTTTGTATTTTCCTTTCGGAAGATCCGTAATACTTGAGTAGTTTGGCTCAACTTTAGCTCACTCTTTGGAATTTAATTTCCAAGAACGACTAAAATTTAAAATTGTTAAAACAAATTTTAAATTTGTTAAGCCACCTTTATCAACAAATTTCTTTAAGAATAAAAGTCTTTTTGGCCACCCATCTTTAGT